GTGTTTGTCCTTGACCTCCTCTGCCGCCTCAACCTTGGTATTGTTGCGTGGTTCCTAATGGCTCTACCCTTCTTGGTGACGGCGCTCGGAACATCCATTGCGATCGGTCTTCAGCTTGATCGTGCAATGATGGAGGGTTTTACGGCGTAGAGACATACATTATAAAAATGTCCCGTATTGAGGCAATTGGTTCCTGGGTTCTCCGTAGTCTAGTAACGATTTACCACGCAGCTGAAGTCTGTGCATATGGTCGCAATCCTACCTATGAGACAATGGCGTGGTCACTCTACGATAAGAGCGGATACAAGATCTCAGTTTCCGAGTACCATGAACTCGATATCGGTGGAGGCGAAACCAATTTTATTCTGCATGATGTTCGCAAGACGATTGGGTTCAACCAGATTCACAAAGTCGCTGTTCACTGGGTTGATGGCGATCACTGGCGGTCACCCTATAAACTTGCCGAGCTGTTTTTTTCGCCTCCTCCTCCGTGGCTGTATATTGGATTTGGTGAATCAGCAGATGCTCTCACCGACTGTACAGAGGAGCTAAATTGCCTTATTGCCTACGATAACCGCGTGACCTCCGATGTTCTTAGCGCCATCATGCCTGTGTCGGAGGGCAAAACGTGGTACTACATTCACCCCAAGACGTTTGAGACGCAGGAATTTCCTGCAGACGGTATTGTAATTGATGACCCTCCCTCCTCCGAGGATCAGCCCGAGCCCTCTACGAAGGATGATTGAACATCCAAATCATGGATCGGTTGTCTGGAAATATCTGGACTTAGAGAAGACACTCTGGTCCCCAAATTTTCTAGACTATGCAATGACGTATGCGACCATTCTTATACAGCCGATTGGTCACGTTCTGTTCTGGGTATGTTATCTTGGATTTCCTACTCTGTACACTTACTTTGGAGGAACCCACGATATGTCGTTTACAACCCTGGCGTGGTACATCGCATCGTCTATACAAGTACTGGTCTCGGCTATACAGCGCTGGAGCGAGGTTGTAGAACACTACAATCTCGGCACAACGATTCTCGTATGGAAAATTCTTACCCATGCATACGGAATACCTCTTCTAGATATCCGATCACAAGAGTCTGGACATCAGTATTTCAAATATGCAGCAGGAGCCTCACTGCTTCAGGACCTCTGTTAGATTACCTCCAAACATTCCCTTGAAGCTGTTGATGAGTTCGGCACCCTGCTTGACCTGGGGTCCGAGCGACGACAGAGTCTCCATCAACTGCTGCTGGGTCTCCATCAGCTCCTTTGTATCATCGCGCATCTGCAGAACCTGTTCGGGGTTCAGTTTCTGAAATGCATGCAATACGGTCGTCCCTGCATCAAGATGGACGTCCATATTGTTATCTTCGGTCTTATCGCCCTTGGACGGCGAATGAGGCTTTGGCTCGGTATCTACCTTCTTATCCTCCTTTGATGACTCTTTCTTGTCCTTGGACTCATTTGGGTTCTCATACCCTTCACGCAGGGCCTGGCTGGATAAGAGAACAACGGCAGCAACTGTTGCAATACCAATGGTTGCGGCCAAGGTTAAAGGCATCCGAACTCCATATCCAATAACGACCGTCACAAGAAGTAGCCATACGGCTAGGTAGCCTACACGACGTTGAACAAGGAATACGATGGAAATCAGTAAGAGTAGAGCTGCTACAGCTGTATCTACGTTCGCCTTCATTAATTCACTCAAAGATATTTAATATCAAACTACGGTCACAGGGCTTCCGACAGGAACCGTATCGGCTGTTCCGGCTACACCGCTTCCGTTAAAGGTGTACCCCGTACGAGGCTGCTGGAGAGCCATCGTGCCTCCGACATGACGACGGCGGCGTCCGGCCGTCTTCTTGCCCTTGCCCTTGCCCCGACCCCGACGGCGACCTCCTGCTAACGTATTGTTTCCACCGCGATTCGCGACACCGCAGTCTTTTCCGGTATCAGAGTCCCAGACTGCATTACCTGCGTTTGGGCCGCCGACATTGGAGAGAACAGACCCACCAAATCCGTATCCTCCTCCGCGCTTCTGTGTATGGCTACGACGACGGCGACCGGCGACCTTTTTAGTATGTTTACGAACCATTTGTATTTGAGGGTAGAGAATCTATTACGGGCGTCCATGTTCCATCTTCATTCTGGACGCACTCAAGAGCAAAGACCCGTCCGAAGGTTCGGAGCTTCTTTGATAGAGCCATTGTTCGGACACGCAAGTACCCCACATCTGCGACTTTATAGACATCGGGAATATCTGTAGCTACGATTTCGTACTTCAAGGTTTCCACTTTCTTGCATTCCGCAAATATACCTTTCTCGCCCTCGCTATTGTTATAGTATTCGTACCCACGAATATCGTTCATCATATGATCCCGAAGCTGGATCGCCCGAGTCTCAAACTCTGGGCACGGGGTATACATGGAAAATAATGACTTCAGTAGCTCCTGACGTTTACTGAATGTAGTTGTGGTAAACAAAGGAATTCCATTGATCATCCACGCATCTGCTAGGTACACATGCGTAGGTGTATACTCAACACGCAAAATCGTATCCTCAAAACATCGCTGGTCCCATATCACCCGAATCGGTTGAGGAACTGGGTTCTCTTTGCGGGGAATCCAAAATGCAATTGGGGTTGAAGAGTCATCGCGGGTCAAACACAACCAACCAGGAATTCCACCACCCTGAGGAGCCTTGACCGAATACGGACCCACGTTCCCCTGACGGGTCATACGGAATCCCGGGTCCCAGCGATACACAGTCTTCAGACGATTCATTCTTACCTTATATAGCTCCTACTGTGAAAACGCTTACTGAGGCGGTGCTGCCTTGCCTCCCGCGAATCCTACCCGGTCTACATCCCGTGTCTCAATAGGCGGGGGAAGCGTTGTTGGATTCGGCTTGTTCGACTGAACAATCGGCGGGGGCATATCGTACGTAGGAACCGTTGCCTTTTGGAGCGAAGGCTGGGACGGGAGTTCACGAGGCGGTGGTGGGGGAGGAGGTGTAGGCAGGATGGGTGCGGAAACCACCTCAGGGACAATCGGTTGGGTAGGTGTACGATCCACGTAGACAATCTTCGGCTTCGGCGGCTGGATGAGGCGGGACACCCAGAATACTCCCACATGAAGAATCACAATGACCACGATCGTTGAAAAGGCGAGATAGACAATATCAGAGATCTCCATGAGTTATTCTATTGAAAGTTTTGTAAGGTCTAGAATTAAACACAACCATAATGTCGTCCGATCCTGCCCCTGAAGCCGTATCTGTTGTTTCTGGCCCTGCTGCGGAGGTCGTTGCCGTGGCCAAGACTGCCGTCGTTGACTTCGCGAACAAGTCTGAGCTCCTGAAGTTTGTGACCAAGAAGATTGCCGAGGTGGAGATTCTCGCCGACCGTTCTGATGAGGACAAGGCGAAGTTCATCATCGACGAGGTTAAGAAGGCTATTCGCGAGTCCCCCCTGTCCGAGGAGCAGAAGACAGAACTGGCCACGTGGTGCGACGTGTCTCTCCCCTACGTCATTGAGGCCGTCAAGCTCGTGAAGGCCGAGGCTTCGAAGGTCGTGGGCGTTGCCCTTGCCGAGGTCCGGAAGTGCTGCCCGTCGTGGTTTGCGAAGAAGGCGTAAATAGATCATTATTTTCCGAAAAAGAGCCGTCCGCAAACTTGTTGACCAAGACCTCCTCACGATAATCAATCCGATCCAAAACATTGGGGTACGGAAGTATCTCAATCTTTACCGATCCGTCCGACTGGGGGTGCAGGATTCGGCAAGTCCTTTCGTGTGGATTCAAACACTGGTTTCCACACCAAAGAAAGTTGGTCACGTATGTGATATTAGGTTTCATGTAGACCATCCCCATCTTCGTGATACGATACATTTGTACATCTATGCGCGCTGTATTTAAACTAAACGTACATCAAGCCTAGCGTCACCGCGAAAAAAACACCGGCATGGAGGAGAAGACCGAATCCTGTCGGCAGACCGTTCTCAAAGATGCGAAACGTGGTATACGGTCCCGTCATCGATGTTACAAGACCGTCCATGACGCGAAACGTAATTGGGTTGGCCAGGATGTAAAACAGTAGACCCTGGAAGGCCGAGATCTGGAGCTTCTGTGCAGCAGTGGGACCGGCCATTGTTTTTATTACTTATTCTCTAGCTTGGAAAGTATTGCGCGTAGCCTGTATCGTTTCCAGCAGCTGGGGGATCTTGGCTAATATCGGCGGGATCGCGGCTTCGTCCCTCTTTGCAGGTTCACGGGAATCCAGGGGTTCGGTCACAAACAGGATGGCGGTCAGCAGAAATGTCTGCTTTGATTTTGAATTTGACGGCTCCCATCGTAGACAGTACAGCTTGAACAAGGCTTCAACATACGTATTGCTCTGGGCATTGATCACATCCCAGATCATCCAGATGAGGTGTTTGGCGTACTTGGATGAGTAGTATGGACTCTTACGTTCCGCGACCACAACGGCCTGCTTTGTCCTCTTCTTCTGTTCACGAGCGTACGCCAGAATCCATGAGAGCCAGTAAAACGCTCGCTGGGTATCTCGCGTCTGAATAGAAAAACAGAACTCATTGAAGGGAATCTTCAGTTCAAAAGGATCATCGGCTTTCAGAAAAGGGGTACTGACCATCTGTGATGTCGCCCGTAGGTTTTCGCGAACCGTTTCCGGTAAGAAATCGTGCTCAGCCTTGATGGTCGGCAAGGTAATTGTCTTCTGCTTTTTTGCTGTGGAGAGTACTACCGCCACTTCGCATACGAGTAAGCGTGCATCATCACGATTACGGATCTCCGTCATCGTGTGAAGAGTATACATCTGTTCAATTTCGGAGAACCGTTCATACCGTGCAACCAAATAGGTAAATATATTTGGGCAGGAGCGATGGACATACAGCGACGCTGCTTCAAAGAACGTGGCCCACATGGAATGTACAAGACCTGAACATAGTAGTTCAAGAGTCCAGTAACATGCATAATCGGCGTGACCCAACTGAATGCTTTGAAGAAGTGATTTGTTTGCGAGTTTACGAGCGTGGCCCGAAAAGGTAAATGTTTGAAAATCTACAACGCTTCGTGTGTCGTAGATTTGCATTCTATATTGATATTGTGTTGGAGCGGGAGGGGATTAGAACGTGTAGTACGCGGGAAGAGCGATGGGTGAACCTGCTGAAGTTCCAGAATACGCGAGCGTCACACCGATACCTGACTGGAGAAAATAGGACGGAGTTGTTCCTCCGTTGAACACGCCGTTCGTGGCAGTAATGGTGTAATTCACAGTACTGTTGTTCTTGAGGACCCAGTACGTTCCTGTCGGAGGAGCAGTGGTCGGGAAGGTTACAGCAAATGCAGTGGCCATAGACGTAAGACTGAAGTACGTGGTTGCCGTAGATGCAGTGAGAGTGATTGACGCCGCCGATGTTCCTGAAACACTGAGGGTAGAAATTACTGGACCCGATGCGCGAATTGTTCCTGCTACATCTAGGGCGTTGGATGGAACCATACCTACACCTAACCACCGGTTGGAAAGATCAGCCTGGAGAGTGGGGGCTGTGGCTGATATTGATTGGACCACAAGCGTATTCGATGTTGTAGGGCTGTACCCAGCGTTGCTGCCGATGTAGATAGTGTTATTGAGATTGGGGAGATTACTGCCCGCGTTGGTTCCGATCGCAATCACGTTGTTGGCCGCGACTGCAGATGTCGCGTTGGAGCCGATGACGATAGAGGTTGCGCCGGTAATAGATGAGTTGGACCCCAGAGCAATGTTGGTGGCCTGTCCCAGAACGTTCCACGACTGCCCGCCCGTCTGAGAATTGTAGACGCCACCGGGAGGGATATTGATGAACCCAGGTCCCCATTTCAGAGTTGCAGGAACCGTATCGATATTTGTTGCACAAATGAATATCCAGTTGGATCCTACCTGATCTGACGGAGGAGCATAAGGAACAACTTTAATTGAACCATTCGCAGATCCTGACGCAGATGGTACAGAATTCGGGACAAAATAGGCAGCATACCAACTGGCCGTTCCGAGAGTAATACTCCACGCACCATCTGTAATATTCAAAAAACCATCTGATCCCATCGCCTTGTTGACAGGAATAGTGATGATACGTGCAGTTCCCGAAACTACACCTGTTGTCCCGTTCCACGTAATTGTTCCCCCGCCACTCGTTACCCAGTTGGCGTTCATGGTATTGGAATCGGCGGCTCCGAGCGTCTGGAGATTCAGGGTGCTTTGGGTGACCGCCCCCGTTGTGGAATTGTAGGATAGAACTTTGTTTGCATACGTGGTGGACGCAATCGTTGGGAGTGTGAGAGTTCCCGAGAGGGTGGTGGAGGCTGAGACAGCAAGAGAAGGGGTGGTAACTGATGTGTTCGTATTGATCTGACCAGACACGTCAAGGGGGAACTGGGGGCTCGTGGTCTGTACACCCACGAATGGAACGGTGGAATTGCGGGAAATAAAGAGGGCAGTTTGGTTCAAGTCGGTTGAATTGGAATTGGTACGGAACGATAGACCGTCACCAATCGTTGTATCGTACCCCATACCTACATATGGGCTTCCTCCAACCGTGTTGAAAAACGTTACAAATCCAGGGGATCCGGTGGCTCCTACAATATTCAGCTGATAATTCGTTGATGAAGTGATTCCTCCGATATTTACTGCAGATGTAGTGGTCAGTGTTCCAGTCAACTTACCGCTTCCAACCACATCCAGAGCCACCCCGGGTACCTTTCCGACTCCTAACCAGTTAGATCCTGTATTGACCTGTAAGGCAGGTGTTCCTGCAGTTGTAGAGTAGACAAGGAAGGTGTTTGACGCAGCTGCAGATGTTCCGGGGTTGGAACCCAGATAGATGCAATTTGCGAATGTTGAGTCAGCAGTCGTGTTGCTACCCGCATTTGACCCAAACGCTACCACACTGGCGGCCGTGTTATTCTTGAGAACATTTGGACCAATACCGATCTGAGTTGAACTGATGATCGCAGAAATTGTATTGAAGCTAACTATATTATAAATATCAAATCCTGATATATTCACGTTTGAGACGGCAGCATTAGATGCCCACTGAGCAGAATCTACGGCTCCAGGTGTGGTCCACACCGCGGCTGTTCCTCCAGGATTCATTGCGAGTATCTGGTTTCCTGTCCCAATAAATGGAGGCCATGGGGTATTGTTCAGTACGTTTAGCGTAACCCCAGAAAGGGTCGTGGATCCCTGGACACTGAGATTGCGTTGAACTGTGAGTCCAGACACGGTTGCGAGACCCGAGACATTGAGTGTGTTGCTCAGGTAGAGCGAGGATCCAGAAATGGTTGATGCTTGGAGATTACCCAGAGTTGTGAGTCCAAGTACGCTGAGTGTATTCTGTACCGTGAGTCCAGACACGGTTGCGAGACCCGAGACATTGAGTATGTTGCTCAGGTAGAGCGAGGATCCAGAAATGGTGGATGCTTGGAGATTACCCAGAGATGTGAGACCAAGTACGCTGAGAGTATTTTGTACTATGAGTCCAGACACGGTTGCGAGACCCGAGACGTTGAGGGTGTTGCTCAAGAACAGGGATGATCCTGAAATGGTGGTTGCCTGAACACCTGTGAGAGAGGTTAACCCAGACACATTGAGTGTTCCGCCCGGGTAGACAAATAGATTGGATGACGAGATAGATAGGAAGGATGCATTTGAAAAGTTAGCCTGTCCTGATACGTTCAGCGTACTATTTGTTCCTGGAAGATTGACGTTTCCATTCAGAGTGGTTATACCAGAATTGGATACACTGGTAGCAGTTATACCTGCAAACGACGAACTACCTGTTACATTCAGCGTGGTGGTCTGAGCCGATCCATTGATGTTCAGGGTATATCCCGTAGCTGTCTGCCCAGCGATTGTAACCTGGTTCTTGGAGAGATCTCCATAGATAAGAGGAGATCCAAACGTCTGTGAATAGACCACGAGAGAGTTGGAGACATTGGAGGATCCGCCAGGATTGCTGCCAAGGAAAATACAGTTCGGTCCTACACCCGTGGTGTTTCCTCCTACCGCACCTGCGCTGATACCAAAAGCAGTGATATTTTCTTGAGTGTTTGCCCTGAGTGCGTTCGGTCCAAGTCCGATCTGGAATGGGGATGCACTGAAGATTGCAGAGATATTGTTGAATGAAACAATGCCCGTTATTCCGTTCTGATTTGCGCTAATGGTTGAAACAGCGGGATTCTTCGCCCAGTCGCCAAGACCAAGGTATGCTATAGTATCCCATTCTAGGACATTTCCACTCTGTCTCCATGTAAGGATGGTTTTATCCACCGCTGGATCAACCCACGAGATACCGTTCAGCTGGGCAAAACACAGATTCGTAAACGCAGTCTGGCCGCATACCGTAAGTGTTCCATTGATAGTTGTTCCCGTTAAGGTCGTAGACCCTCCAACACTGAGAGTCCGTTGAACTGTGAGCCCAGACACCGTTGCGAGACCCGACACGTTCAGACTATTGGTCACAAAGACACTTGACCCGGATATAGTTGTAGCACCGAGACTCCCCAGAGTTGTAAGACCGGTCACATTAAGAGTATTACTCACCGTTGTAGATCCCATCAGTGTTGTTACTGAGTCGACCTTGAGCACTCCACTTGAATATAGAGAGGATCCCGAAATCGTAGATGCCTGGAGATTTCCTAAGCCAGTAAACCCCAGTACACTTAGCGTGTTCTGAACCGTAAGTCCCGACATCGTTACCAAGCCAGATACATTGAGGGTATTGCTGAGGTATAGCGAGGATCCCGAAATTGTAGATGCCTGAAGACCAGTCAGAGAAGTAGACCCCGATACATTGAGTGTACCTCCCGAATAAATGAACACATTGGACGCAGATATGTTCGTGAAGGATACATTAGACGTGAACGTGGCCTGTCCACATACATTCAGACTGTTCACGATACATGCGGCCGATAGTGTCGCAAGACCAGCACACACATTAAAGGCAGAACCAGTAATTGTTGCTGATCCCGAAACATCAAGGGCTACTGTTGGGTTCTTCCCGATACCAAGCAACATAGCTGATAAATCACCTTGTAAGAACGCCATACCGCTGGTCGTAGAATACATTGTGAAAAAGTTATCCTGTGACGGGCTGAGACCACCCGGATTACTTCCCAGATAAATAAGGTTTGTTCCTCCTGCACCAATACCTGCATTCCGACCTACTGCGAATATCTCATTCCCTGTTGCGCCCGAGAGTGTTCCGTACCCAATACCAACGATTTCCTTTGGAGTCTCGGTGAATAGAATTGGAACGCTGTTGATGGATGTTAAGTTCTGGAGTCCGAATGAACTCATATTCACATTGGCGACTGCGGGATTGTTGGCCCAAGCCGCAAGAGATACAGCGGCAGGTGTCGTCCAGGCAGCCGTTGATCCAGCCTGTATCTGCAAGATTTGTCCATTAGTCCCGGAAGACGCAGGCCACGTTACACCGTTAAGTGTACTGTTTATTGTTGTTGCTCCAAGCGTCGTAGCGTCCAGCGTAGTTGTTGATCCCACTCCATTTGAGAATGTTCCATTCATACTGAATATCCCATTATTTATGATAGTAATTCCTTGACCTGCACCAGCGTTTACATATATAGTTCTGGCAGAGAGTGATCCCGTTACTGTAGCATACGAAATAGTTGTTGTAGTAGACAAAAGCGTTCCGATTGTACCGTACGTTGAACTGAGAGTCGTGATAATCGCTAGAGAGAGGGTAGTTGTTCCCGATGAGACCGTAAGGTTCCCGGAAAGGACGCCGCTTCCCATAACATCCAAAGCAGCCGAAGGGGTCTTTCCGATTCCAAAGAATCCGGACGACATATCACCCTGCAGGAACGGCCTGGAGGATACTGATGAGTATACGAGGAACGTGTTTGCAGAACTGATACTGTACCCCCCAGACGGATTGTTTCCGAGAATGATGGCATTGGAAAATTGCGTATTGGATCCAGCATTACTTCCGATAAAGATTGATCCCGATGCAGTGTTGTATTGACCGGCATTCACGCCGATACCAATCACATTATATCCTGACTGCTTATAGAGGGCATTTGAACCAATGCCGATAACGTTTGCCCCTGAGTTGGTCGTGCATGCTCCTGCTCCGATTGCGATAGCTCCTAGGCCAATGTTGGATGCACCTGTATTGGTACCGATGGCGATTAAACTCAATCCTTTATTAAACGCACCCGCGCCCATACCAAACGCATTCAACGATCCTCCAGAATTGTTCTGTGCTGCATTGCAGCCGATTGCGTTAACGTCAGAACCACTGTTTCCAAACGCAGAACCGATTCCGTACGCATTTACATTTGCCCCCCCAACTCCTCCGCTCACTCCAATACAGATATACTGTGATACATTATCCATAAGAACAGGGACTCCATCAAATGTTACCAGGCCCGAAAGATTGGGAAATACGGTAGTTCCGCTCACTATTAGAGTGTTTGATATATAGAGATTGGTAGCAGACAGACTCGTAATGCTTGAATTCTTTGCGTATAAATAGGCTGCACTGATTGTCTGAACGCTCGCATTGAAGAGGATGGAAAGTCCAGAGACATTCAGTGTGGTTGTCGACAGGGTTGTAATAATTCCGTTGGCTGCTGAGATGGTTTGAGCACCAAGAGTATTTGTTACAGAGGCACTAGAAAGTGTAGCAAGTCCACAGACGTTCAGGGTTGTTACCGTAAGTGTTTCGGACACATTTGCGTTTGTGGAGGAGAGTGTAGTAATTGTTCCATTTGTGGCGAATAACGAACCAGCACTAATTGTCTGAACACTCACATTCAACAGTGTTGATAGACCAGAGATATTCAATGTCGTAGCCGACAGTGTTGTGACTATTGCATTCGCTGCTGATAGGGTCAGTGTAGTCAACGTATTTGTAATTGATGCCCCTGAGAGGCTAGCAAGTCCACATATATTGAGGGTGGTTGCAGTGAGTGTCCCTGACACATTGAGTGTCGTTGCCGAGAGAGTACCTACCACTCCAAACGTAGCCGAAAGGGTCTGTGTAGTTAACGTATTGCTAACGGATGCTCCAGATAAAGTTGCGAGTCCACACACATTCAAGGTTGTGGTTGTGAGTGTTCCGGATACGTTCAATGTAGTTGTCGACAAGGTTGTGATCACTCCATAGGCTGCAGAGATAGTTTGTGTACCCAGAGTTCCAGAGACACTTGCACCACCATTCAAGATAGAGGCCCCCGATACATTGAGGCCCGCACCTCCAATCAATACCGAGTTGGCCGAAACACTTCCTGAGAAAATACCACTTCCCGCCACATCAAGAGCCGCAGATGGGGTCTTTCCGATACCAAGCTGCATCCCGGACAGATCTCCGTACAGGAAAGGATTGAACGCAGTGGACGATGAATACACAATGAACGTATTGTCTGCGGTAGGATTGTAAGCTCCTCCAGCCACCTGATTACCTAAAAATATCTTGTTGGAACCAGTATTATTCTTTCCAGCATTGGATCCGATTGCAATCACATTTGACCCCGAATTATTTGATCCAGCTAGACTGCCGAGAGCCACTACATCCGAGCCAGAATTTGCATTTCCAGCATTGGATCCAATCAGGACAACCGATGATCCTCCACTGTTATTGAATCCTGCCGCCCGTCCGATTGCTACCACGCTAGTTCCAGTGTTTGATACAGCCGCACTCACTCCAAACGCAACAATAAACGATCCTGAATTGTTGAGTGCTGCGGATGTTCCTAGTGCTACAATGTTGGATCCACATAGATTTTGAATCGATACACCCGCAAGGATATTTGCATTTGTGGAGTCAAACGTTACTGGAACCGCGTTAATAGACCTTAGATTAGTAAGTGCTGAAAGATTCGCAGTTGTTCCGTAGAGTGTACCGTTCAGGCTGATATTGTTCTGGACGGTAACCCCCGAAAGAGTTGCGAGACCACTGATATTCAGAGCACCGCTTGCACCGAGTGTGGTTGTGGAGTAGACGGAATTGGCGGAGAGAGAGTTTAGAACCACAGCTGATGATAGTGTAGATAGACCAGAGACAGACAGAGCATTCTGGATCTGGGTCGCAGATAGGGTAGCAAGGCCGCTGATATTGAGTGCACCGCCTGCACCGAGTGTAGTTATGGAGTAAATAGAATTGGCAGAGAGAGAGTTTAGAATCACAGCCGAGGAGAGAGTGGATACCCCCGAGACAGATAGAGCATTTTGCACCCAGAGTGACGAAACAGTCAAGAGGGCAGAGATGGTCGTTGCCGATATAATGTTTGCTGCTCCGTTGATCGTTAATCCAGATGCAGTTACATTTCCTGCCGACAGAGTTACTCCGCCGATCACAGAGTTGGAGGCCGAGATCGTAGAGTTAAGCATGTAGACACCTCCAATAGAACTGCTGATAGTTGCAGGTGTCAAAATTGATCCGCTCGTGGTCATCGTCATACTCAGCGAATAAAAGTTTGAACCCGTCAGTGTCCATCCTCCAATATTGTTGGTGGTCAGTGTTGCATTGGAGATACTTCCGTTGTTCAGCGTAACGTTTCCGATACTGTTTGAGGTTGCAGCTCCTGACGAAATCTTTCCAGCAACTGTTACATTTGAACCCACGGTTAAGTTCTTTGTAAGACTGAGTGTATAAGCATTCACAGTCTGACCACACCAATCGTAGGTAAGACCAGGATCTCCTACTGACGTAGGAGCACCGCTTATTGTCCAGTTAAATGTAATTTCACCCTGTAAGCCTCCTACCGCCTGAGCAGGACCAGTGGGACCTTGTGGACCTGAAGGGCCGACGGATTCAGGCCCCCAGTACATAAGTCCAAGCGGTCCGATATGTAGAGTTTCACCACATAGACCCGCAGACGCAGGAAATCCCTGATTATTAATCTGGTTGATATTCACGATAGAATTACCAGCCATATCTAGATTGGCGACTGCGGGGTACAATCCAACTCCGATGGAGTTCAGATTTGCGATATTCTTCACGAAGAAGCTCATACCCCTTTCCCTTTACTTAGAAAAATAGACAAGATATTGGTACTCATAACCTACAGGCGTCATGTCTACCATTTCGTGGCGCGTAAACCCCGATGATCGGACAATGTCCAGCATGGCGTCTACCTTCGGCATGTGAAGACGGTGAATATTCTCGCGGTACCGATGAGGCTCTTCGAACTCAAACACTTCTTCAAACCGGGCATCATCTGAATCGGGTTCCTTTACAAAGCGACTCTTGTACTTGAACTTGTCGAAGAAGATATCAGAATCAATGACCCGTTCTTTGCTATACTTCTGTAGTGAAAAGGAGGTAAACGGAGAGGCTGCATCCAAGATAGGATCAAACTTATTGGGATCTACTAAATGAAGAACCAGTATACCCCCAGGTTTTAGCCACGAATATACATTATCTAGAACCATCTTAGGATTGTTGAACTGGTAGATGGAGAAATACAACATCACTGCATGAGAATACGATTTCGGTGGAAAGGTTTCCGCCCGAGTCACGTCTCCTTTGTAAAACCGGCCGCTCTTACATTTGTCGCGTGCCTTCTTCAGCATATCTTCCGATAGATCTACCCCAACAATATCTATGCCATCTTTGCACATCCAGTCAACATGCGGACCGGTTCCGCAGCATACATCTAGAACTTTGGTCTCAGCCTTGGGCCAGTCAGCCAGAGCGTTCTCCCGAAGGCTTGCTTTCTCGAACGAGACTCGCTCTGGAGTAGTAAACAGTTTGTCGTAGACATTTGCATAAAACGTGTCGTAAATATGGTCATAGTCTTCATACGTGTCTGTCTCGGCGCCCCCTTCGTCTTCATTTTCAAATCCTTCGCGACCTGCGGAGTGGATTCCCGACAAAACCAGCAGGGCGAGGAGTATGAGGGGTATGAGCCAATATGCTAAAGATGCGTCCATCTCTCTCTTGTCTCTATGTAAGAAATGTGGGAGACGCTTCCAATCCAAAAGTCCCCCGGACCACTCTACACAATGATTGATCGTGAGTTTACATATCCTTCTGATGAAGCAGTACGTGTTTCCCGCTGGAAAGAGGTTCCTCAACAAACTAAGACTTGGGCATTCTCTATTTGGAAGGATACGTTTCATATGGAACGAAACTTTATGGGGGACGACGATCTCCTTATTTGGATTCCTCGGGTGTCTACCCTCGCTGCTAAGCATGGAAGATGGATAGGTGACGAAAAATCATTTCACTCTGTCTTTGTTACCTGCAATTATGTGGATTCAGACTTTCGCGGTCAGGGTCTTTCCGGAAAAATGATTTTGGCGATGGCGCACGAGGCAACACGAATCTGGGGTCCTACGCCCTTCCTATTTGAGATTCACAATGTTCCTCGTGGTCTTGTGTCCGTCCAGCCTTTTCTCCGTTTTACATACATCTGGATTCCCTTTGTAAATGTACAGGTTCCACCGAGATGGACGTCATGCGATGTTACAAATATTCTTACACAAACGTACCCTGGATTTTATGCCGATAATCTGGAGGGCTATCGGGCTTTTTCCTACGACGGTCAGACGATCCTGTTGGATCCACTGAATGATATAGTACATTATACGGATGCCCTTGCGCTTCCCACATTTGATGGTTTTCCCTTACCTGGTGCCTGGTGCCGCTTCTTTTGCCCCTGGGGTGAATCACGAGTCTATCTTCATAACATGTATTTCACTCCTCCCTCCTCTATGAAGCACTACTTACTTACTTAACGGGGATCTGGGGAATCACGGTGGGCCTTGGCTGAACCCACGATGAAAACCATACGCGCCAGGATGCATATGCGGGACCCGACTTACTTATGCCAAGAATGAGTACAAACAGAATAACCACCGCTAAGAACACATCAAGGGCTGTTAGAAAAGAAGACGGAAACCCGGCAAAGTAGGCAACTAGAGGATTGGCCGGGGAAATTGCTGCGACAGTGGCTGAAGATGGACTTGTAAGATCAACATATCGGTTGTAGACTGATACTTTCTGTTCCTTGTCCATCAAAAGATCACGAAGAAAATCTATGTTCCCCGAAACTCCTTCTTTCAGCGAGGACTGCTTATCCCGGATAGTGGCGATAGAATCAGTATACCCTTTCTGGACTTCTGCTTGGGCATCAAGATCCTTGATCTGCGTACGATATTTATCTAGAACAGGATCCATCTTCTCGGCATTGATTCGCTTTGTTTCCTGTGCCATCCACTGTTCTCCGTTCTTGAGTCCATAGTACCGAAACCGAGCAGCCTGAAACGCGTCAGGGTCATCATCTCGAGTCTGGGATGCTCGTTGAAAGGTCTCAAAGGCCGACTGCATTTCTTCGGGACTCGCCGTCGCACTTCCAAGGGCTCGAAATTTTGCGTTGTCCGCTTCGGTAATTGCTGGAATGCTCATCGCTCAGTTAGTTATTATTTCACAGAGGAAATAGAAACCTTAACTCCTACACCAAGATAACTGTACGCAACAAGGACTCCGATCAGGAGGAGTGTTAATGAAATCCCCATCACAATTGTGGGAGACAGAAACAGACCCAGAATGACATGGAGAACAATGACACATCCCAGCGTGATCGCGACTACTTTGAGTGCCGTGAGCCGGGCTGTGGATAGGGGGACCGACTGATCATTCGTAATCTTGCTCCGCAGATTTCCCTGCTTGATACGGGTCTCCTTGAACTTATCATCTAGATCCGTGATCTGCTGAATGACTCCCATCGCCTGTTCGCGCGTCTGAGCCGCTGACAATGCTGCCGCCTGTGCCGTTGTAGAATCGCCGAGAGCATTTACATCGCTATCCATCTGTGTGGCATACTGCTTTGTCTGGTCCAATATCGGGGCAACGTTTACACTTCCCTCGTCGAGCCGCTGATACAGATTTCCTACTGACCCAGACGAGGCCGCAGCAATATACGTCTGGTAGCTCCGAGGGTTTACGGAAATCGTATGATTTCCCGACACGGTCTGTCCCTGCGTATCTTCCAGCTGGCAAGAGGTGACATCCGAATAAGGGGCCCCGCAGCGGTAGACACCCCCCGATCCCTGGTCCTGCGCGTAGAGGAACTGGCTATCCGCCTCCACTGCAATAGGAATTTTTCCTGCCAACCCTGGCTGAGGAGTCCATCCACCCTGTCCATTCGCGGTTCCGGAGTAGACCGTAATCTTTCCGGCATTGTTCACCGGGACATACGTAGACCCACTGGATGCTGCCACAACCCCCAACGACTGTCCGCTCCCTTGAGGACCAGAAATAGGGACCCACGATCCTGTCGTGCACGGCTTTGAGCATCCCTGGTTTCCGACAAAGATGAATTGATCCGTAATATTGATTTCAGGGTTGACAGGAGGAGTCCCTGGAATCGCCTGTGGAGCCGACCAGCTTCCTGCCCCGTCAACAGACTGAGTAGAGAATGATAGTCCAGAAGGTTGAGCAGCAGCAGCAGCAGCAGCAGCAGAGGGAGTATTAGCGGAAGTACCTGTAAGAGTTAGAGCTAGCGTTTTTGACTTGGAAAACTTTGCTGCAACTGACGCAGAATCACCGCCTGATCCGCTATATGAATACATCCACGGAGGACCCTGCCATGATGGATTGGTTCCTACAGATGTGATAGGAAATGTTGCGGTTACGCCCTGATCATCTTTAATTGTTGCGGTATAGACAGTTCCCTTTGTTATAGAGGATGCAACTGCATCTGCGTTGGGTCCTAAGAAAGAGGCGGATATAATAACTGATCCATTTCCAACAGTGATGTGTCCTGGAGGCATTCCAACATCTCCAATTTCAATCTGTCCTGTTTGTATTCCTGGTGATGCACTGACTGTTTCCTGAGGAGCCACCGCAGCATTAAAAAGAACATACACATTCTGAGCATCCACGGCAATATCTAGGGGCATTCCCGTAATTCCCGCAGGTTTAGATACCTGGTTCCAGTTCGTTCCGTCACAAGGTTCTTTGCACGTATAGAAGTCTCCATTCACATTGAAACCCCATACAAATCCGGCAGACGACGCCACGATCTTATTGAGCTGTCCAGGAAGGGCACTCCATCCAACCGTCTGCGACAATTGGTTCTGAACATATCCTAGAAGACCTTGAGATTTAGATTGAAAATCTTGGGCATAAGCCGCCATCTATCTCCTCTTATATACGTTCTAGATAATTTGATGTCTACAAAGAGTAATGAGCACGAGCACGAGCACGGCCACACCACAACCGGCAGCCGGATCGGCAGCTCTTATGACGACTACCACCATGACTCCTGCAAGTACACTTCTATTTCAGGGTGGATCTTTGAACACTCAATACGATTCAACATCGTACAATCAAGTTCAGAATGCTCTCCAGGAGTACGGGGCTCTTCGTGACCAGTATGTCCAGATGATTAATACTGCACTTCAGGAGCAGGATTCTGCAAAACGTGCCGCAATGATGCCTCAAATCACTGCTGCCAATCAGCAGCTCGTGGCCCTCGTCAATCAGATTCAAGAGGTGTATAATAAGGGACAGTCTGTTCTCTCTGCCCAGCCCACAACTGATCTTCAAGATGCTCTGGATAAGTACAAACAGCAGCTTGAAGAATTACGTACGGATGAAGATGAGCTAGTGAGGCTCAACCGTCTTTACAAGGATATAGATTCTCAGAACCACGCAGTCATTCCCCAGGCCACATACTATGGCTGGATTCTCCTGGTCTTAGTCCTGCTATTTGTTGTCTTTGCCCTCTTTATAGGAAGCGCTTTCCGTCAGACCCAATCAATTCTGCCTGCGATGCCTGAACTTCCGTCTATGCCCTCATTGGGCCTAGGACCGGAGACGACATCGCCGATGGCGCTGCCGTCGCTGCAGTAGCTCCCAACACCGGAGAGGCCATATTCCCTACCGCCGCCACTGCAGTCGTTGCTGCTGCCTTGATCTGCGGAGACCAGTACCCAATGAAAAAGAGGAGAGGGAGAAGAATGAGGACCAAGCCAAATCGTAGGAGAAATGCGTACCCGTTCGAGATATTGAGAACAGGACCCCCCGATTCGGGAGATGCTGCCTGAGTATACCGCCCCTTAGCGGCCTGGTACGTATCCTCAATCTGCTGAGCATTTTGGAATAGACCCGTTGCTGAATCATAGATGTCTGAAAGTTCCGAGTTTCCTTCCTGATACGATTCCGTAAACCGATTCATATCACGTTTCTGATCCTCTACTTCCTTTTGCCGCGCTAGGATCTCCTTATCAATCGCTTCCTGCGCGTTCTGGTAAGCAGTCTTATACGCATTGTTCCCCGTAGACAAAAATTGAACGTAGTTGGATTTGTATAAGTCCAGTGCCTTATCAAAATCCGTTTGTTTGTGAGGAGAAGGCGAACTTCCTCCCGCAACCCCTGCAGCAGACTCGGGAGCGGATGATGATGATACAGCTGGGGTAGTATCCTCTTTGGGAGTAGGTGACGCAACCTCTAATATAGTAAATACTATCAAATTTGATGGATTTTTTACAGCCGAAAGATCATCTACACCTTCTAAAGATAACGAAATTCCATCTAAATTTCCAGAAGGACCCTTTGGAGTGAAGGACATATACGCAATAGGCATTGTTTTGATAACTCCTCCTCCATTCAATTGAAGTTGGTATTTACCAATATTTGCTTTTTCATTGTCCATACTCATCAATGTATCAAGTCCCTTTTCGTGTATTTCTGTAGCAGAAATCCCCCACATGCCTAGAACAGTCCTTGACGCGCCTGAAGGAGAACGATGAAAATCTAGACCTTCTCCTCCAGCAAATGGATTGGCTGTCAGGGGAGATGTCCATCTATCGTATAGTTTCTTTGTTTGGGGTGGATTATCCAATCCTTCACGCGAAAAGGTGAGACCCATCCGTCTTATTATTATACACTCGCTACACAAAATCGGTAATAGGGGGTCGCACCTGCCGCCTCAGACTTCCGAATGATCTCCACCACATCCCCAGGTTTGGCTCCTATCCACCGAGCCACGGGATCTTGAGTGCCAATGAACGGCATAGGCATATACTCCTTGTGCTTCATCGCAATCTGCGGAAGCATCGGCTTGTCCGCCTCCAGCGCAATATGGTCTGCGATCATAGACTTGGTAATTGTATCCATATTGATTCCAAACGTCTCCAGGAACTTCTTGACCTCATCCTCCTTCAGAATACGGTGTGCAGGAACCATGCGGTGCTTGGTGATATCGCACGTCAACTGACCCACATGGAAGATCTGGAGAACGTCCGAGTATGCCGAAACTGTCTGCAGGACCTTCTCGGACGCGGGGATGGGAACCACGAGAATCCCAAGAGTTCCGCCGTACTGCTTGGTTAGATCGACGACCGTAGCCACATCCTTTTCGTGGATGCGAGTGCGGTTGCTGGTAAACACAATGACTGAGTCAATCTTAGTCACGATGGCGGGGAAGTCTGACTCAACAACCTCCTGCGTCTCCGACTTGATTCCACGCTGGGACAGCATCAAACGTAGAATTTCATCGGTGGTCGGCATTTCTATCTACTCTGTATGTTATTCTTCCACTCTGTAATTGTTTTATCCATTTTACATAATACGACCCCATGAAAAATACCACATTTCTTGCCCTTGCGATTGCGGGACTTATTGTGATGGGAGTGCTTCTGTCTGGGTCCCGCGAGATGTTCGGGGTCCCTGAATTTCTAGATCGGACGGCTCAGGTTCGCCGAGAAACAGGCGAATTGTCGTCGTATTCCCAGCAGACGACCCACTTGCGGGCACCAGATTCTCACCAGCCGCCGCGGGGGCAGGAGACGGGGCATCGGGTGGGGCAGTGGTGGGGATATAACTCTCTATTTTAGAAGGATCTTTCCGACAGTCCTGGACCATTGCCCAGAAGGAATTAAGTTCCTCAAGATGATCAGACATCCACTTGGGATCTCGCAGAACATTTTCGATACGAATGTTGTTCAAGGTCCAGTAAATGATACGTAGTTCATCGCCATCTAGGGTTTTTCTCCATGCCGCGAAATCTGTGGTCTTCGGCTTGTACTCAATCACCCCTGTATCATACGCCACAAACACTCCCTTATACGGTGATTCAGACGTTGACCACTCCGTCTTCCCGCATGTCTTAAACTGCATCTCCACATAATCGCACTCGTCAATGTTTGTGCACTCCATCTGCATCTGCATTTGGTGATAGTAATCATCGGGGATTGGCGAGTCCTGTGTGAACTTGCGTGAGATCGGACACTTGAACTCTACCAACTTTCCCCACCGATAATCTAGCTTGTCCTTGGTGAGAACAATCCCGTCAGGGGATGCGCCCAGGAACTTGTACACCGGATGGCTCACACATGTCGTATCCACAATGTCCGCCCCGCCCTGAATGTCGCCATAGATCTCCTTGGCCAGAGGTTCAAACTGGGTACCCCACATACACGCAGTCATCATTCCACCTCCCGACGGTTTAGGGCCATCCAGTTTCCGCATCAAGAGTTCCTTCTTTGCAGACGGTGTCGCTGTCTTGAATGCTTTGGTCACTTCGGACGCTGTAATCATTTCAGATCGTTTGGCGTGCCAGGCGTCCGTGCGCTGGTCAGCAACGCCGTAGTCTCGGAGGACTTTGAAGACCGCGCGTCTCCTAGCCCAAACCTTACCCATGTGGGAATCCAGAAGTCGGTATACCTGCGCTTTATAGTTCTTGTAGTGATATCCACGACTCCTACAAATGGTCTTAATTCGGTGTGTGAGGTGCGTGCAGGCATCCAGGGGAAGTTCAAAGACATCCATTAGTTTAACAAGAGAGATCTGTGAAAAGGTATTCGTTTTACTTACATATGACGGCGATGGCGGCGCGTACGACCCCCCTTCTTCACCTTACGAGTCTTACGAGGCTTTGATTCCTTCGCCCGAATGGCCGATTCTAACGCCACCACGTTCTCCTCTGCCTGCCGAACAAGTTCCGGTTTCTTCTTGTACATCTCAAATATCATTGTATCTTCCTTGCCGCTCACCGGATGCTTTCCAGTATGGGCAATATGGACAATGTGCTTCGCGTTTCTGAGTTGATCACGGAGCTGGGACAGAGACGGCATTTAGTGTATTGTTATAAACCAATATATTTCTACGAGTCGCTTACGGAAAAGGTGTCGGTCTTACACAATGACGACGACCGCAACTGCTACTTCTGAAATTTCTACACAGGAGGATTGGGTCCTTCATCGTCTCACCAATTTTTACACTCCCGATCGTCTAACTCTTCTCCGTGACATTCTGGCCAATAAGACGAATATTTCTCTGCGTATTCTGGACTGGTTTGTGACCAACTATTCCAAGATGAACAATGTGTCGTATATGTCCAAGGCTGGAAAGCATGTGATTGTGTACTTAGCGTACAAGTCGCATCTGAAGGCATACAGCAAAAAGATGTTTGACCCCTTCTGTCGCCATGCTCGTATTGATTTTCAGGGGGTGTCCACAACAGTCGGCCAACTCAACTTCTTTGCGTGGGCGATGGAAGACGATGTGATCGAGTACCTCTTTGAACATCGCGACGATATCCATGCCGATATGGAGACCCGCATGAATGTGGGTGGAGAGGCCAAGAAGGCGGCGGGGGCCGAACATACTCGCAAGAAGCGTCATGAACTATCACACTCGGCCACGAAGTCGCTGAAGAAGCATGATGTAAAAATTATGGTTTCATTTTCGTGACCGTTAAATATTTGATAGGCAGATTTTCCAGGCGTCTAGCTGTTTCGCGCGATGTTCCTCGTTCTCTATCCTCATTCGTTCACTGACTTCACTCAGGTTGGTCGTACGTAGTTTATTGAACAAATCCTTTGGACTGTTCCAGTAGATAACGTTCTTCCGAGTATTGAAGTACGTAAATTGAAACCAGTACTTAATGTCTTCTTTCCGGTATGAATTTGGACTATAAGCATGCGGAGACGACGGATGAGGAATATCGCGTTTCATCATTTCGCGTTCATCCATATAACACGGGTAAAGCAGTACATCATTCATCAACTGTTTCGGCCCCGTCATTTCAGTAAGAATTGACGGTGAGGGAACAAACATTGGTATATTGAGTTCATACATCTCAATCATTGAAATTGAGAACGCTGAATACGGGAAGAGAACACAGGCGGGATGATTTACAAGGTCCTCATACTTAAAATTTCCATAGAGATGATGAGCTCGGCTAAATACCAAATCTGATCCATCCTGTAGAGCCATACTATTCATATGTTCTAGCGAACTAAACGGCAATACACACTGTGCATGGACGGGCGATATAAGAATTTCTTTCCGGGTTGGTCGGTATGCCAGAGTTCGAGGAAGATGAAAGCACGCGACATCGAGTGCATGGGGGGTTATCCCAGTGTAATGTTTGATATACTCAGCATCATACCGTGACATAGACGCTAAGAAAACATCATCCATCAATACTGGACCATAACTTGGATGTATGTGAAACCGGTGCCCACAATTGATTATTTTTTTATGACGAAACCGAATATTCTTAAACTCGTTCATAAAATTAGGAGGGAATCCGGCAACAACTGTATCAAACTCACGAGCTAATTCATCGCCATTTACTATGATACCATTATCACGTACAATGACGTTGCGTTTCCAGTTGCTTGGAATCAAATGTGCATGACCAGATGAGCTATCAATCGTGACATCGTGACCAAGTTCTTTGAGAAGTGCAGCCTGCCACATCTGACAGCCCGCATGTTGATCTACAACAAGAATTTTCATTGTATTTACGTACGATACCGCTGTAAATACGTAATGAAACGATGTATAATTATCACAACGATCAATCGTCCAAACCAATTTATTCACCACTACTCCAATATTCCCAGTTGGGACTTGATTGTTGTAGGGGATATAAAGACAGATGACGACTTATATCGCAATATACAGTGTGTGTATCTCGGTCTACCTGAACAGAAAGCCCTCTTTCCAACCCTCTTTGAAAAGGTCCCCCTGCGATCCTATACCCGTAAGATGTTTGGGTATCTGTACGCCATTCAGAACGGGTATACGACGCTCTATGAAACTGATGACGACAATCAATATATTGGAGATCTAAACACCTTCAATGAGACCGGGCGCCCGACCCGAGCCGTTGTAGGAGATGGGTTTGTGAACCTGTATAAGCTGTATACGACCAAGCACATATGGCCTCGCGGTATACCACCAACACATTCTAGCATCCTAATCTCTCCAACGGTAACGGACAATAGTAGTCTTAAAGAGTACTCCGTCATTCAAGGACTCGTGAATAACGACCCCGACGTTGATGCAGTCTTTCGGATGGAAGTAAACAGTGGATCTTTTTTCTTTGATGACGATACATCCTATGACGTTATTCTTGAGACAAATACTGTATGTCCCTTCAACACTCAAAATACCTTTTGGATTGATCCGTCAGTATTTTATGCTCTATATCTACCCGTTACGGTAACCTTTCGGTATACTGACATCCTACGTGGATTTGTCGCGCTGTTTCAACTATGGAAACACCAAAAAACAATCAAATTTACGGCACCCACAGCCGAACAAATCCGTAATGAGCATGACCTCCGCAAGGATTATGAAAGTGAAGTGACGATGTATGAAACTGCCGAGCAAGTTATCTCGCTTTTACGGGAAAATAAGGATGCGACCATCCATGATATGTATGCGGTACTCGCTCGCCATGGAATTGTTAGCGACAAAGAGCTAGACGTACTCAACGAATGGATGCGTCTCGTCAATTTAGCACAAAACACGTGATATATGTAAGTAATGCTCTCCTTTCATCGGAAGGTCGTCTATCCGGCGGAGACCGACATTGCCGACTTTGATTTGAATACAGACGTCGAAGAGTACAACTACGATGGACGTCTCGTATTTCGGGGAAATCTGGACCCTATCTATTCAGATGACGATTTCCAGGTGTACTGGCTCTACGACGAAAATAACCAGCGTACCGGTCTAGCTGAACATCATGGACAGAACCACACCTGTTACTGGATTCGCGATAATGTGTATTCCAGCCTGTTTCAGGAAGAGTGGACGTGCCGAGACCGTACTCTCTGGAACATTATGCCCGGACCAGCATACGAAGACTGTATGCGGAACGGCTGGACAACAGTGGATTCCCTACGTTCTCGTACATCTCTGACTATCGTTCGTCCGCGCGACGTTCTTGTCTATGAATGCCCGACCTCCGTCTGTATACGCTGTGGAGGAGAAGGTGTTCATGCAGGATGCCAAATAGAAAAACAGGATCCGCACTACGACGTGTTTTTCACATTATTTGTTGATGATGATGGACTGATCTACGTTCCTCCTGCGGATACGCGAGCTTACGGAGCCGCGCTACCGACCTTACGACGACCCTTGGCGGCCGGAGCCTTGGACTCAGAGATCTCTACGATCGTCGGCGTAGGAGCTGCAGGTGCGGGAGCAGGTGCAGGTGCAGGAGCGGGCGCAGCAGCCTCCTCCTCCTCCTCGTCCTCCTCCTCGTCGTCCGACACGAGCGCCGCCTTTGCACCACCCGCAACTGGGGCAGGTGCCTCCTCGCCATCGTCCTCGTCGTCCTTGAACATGTCGCGCGCCGTCTGACGCTTACGCTTCGTGACCTGGACATACGTCGGCTTCCACGTCAGACCGAAGCCCTGACCGATCACGTAGATGCTACCACTCGCTACGATCTTGGCGGCGCAGCCCTTCGGGAATGCGTCCTGGAGACCAGACGGCTCCAGACGGATATCGTTCTCCTCGGCATCAATCACGTCCATGCTGACCTTGCCGTCATACACGGGCAGCTTGAAGCGGAGCGAAGGCGGGTACTTGCCGTTCGGGACCCAGCCATCGTTCGTCTTGTCCACCGAGACGCTGAGGAACTTGTTGAACGAGTCGCGGATAGACTCCTCGCCGCGCTTCTTGCCGAACCACTGAGCCGAGTTCGCAACCGCAGCCTGGATCACGGACTCCTGGAACTCGCGGAGGAAGTTGTACGCCTTGGAAGTGTCGTCAGCACCCGTGGCCGGAGCCGTCGCATACGGATCGCAGCCCTGGAGAGACGCAGACATCGTGTAGGACGTAGACACGCTACCATCCTTATTCTCGTTCTCCTTGGTGAGGCATCCGCCCGGGAAACTGAATTGAGGGAAACGGAACTGAACATTCTGGCCCTTGTACTTGAACGGAATTGATACACCACCCTTTGCGTTACGCTTGACGTCGGAGAACTGGATATCGGAGGCATTGATCTTGCAGATGTTAACGACGGCAGGAGCAGACATTTCGTTTCTTTGGTTGTGCTTTTCTATTCCCCGGAATCCGTCCGATCCGTTTTGCACTCACATTTCCGTATCGGGATTCTCGGTTTGATTTTCGTATCCTTCCCAAGTAAGAAGATAAGAGAATGAGCTGTCTTGCATGTAAAAATAAACGATCGTTTGATCGGTGCGAATCAAAGGCTCTGACCAACCTTGCGTATTGCGGGAGGCATATGCGCTGCAGGGCACCCAATGCTTGGATCACAACTCGCCCAACGCTTCTTCGTATACTTGTTCGGTTCCAGGCATACTGTCGGGGATTTATCGCGCGTATACCTATTCGCTATGCCGGTAAGGGTGTACTGAAACGGTCTCTCTGTAACAATGACGACGAAATCATTACTATGGAGAGTAAGACCGAGGTTCATCCACTTGATTATTTTTCAGTGGAAGAAGACGGAAAAGTTTGGTGGTTTGATCAGCGATCTATGATCCAATGGTCGCAGAAAGAACTGGATATCCGCAATCCGTATACCCGAACACTGCTGTCCAGAGACGATACTCGGCGTCTACGTAAATTATGGATCTATCGCAGAAAACATGGGATGTCTGTGTATCATGAAGGTCAACAACCGTCCATGACTCGCATTGAGCGCCGAGACAATCGGTGGCTACGGATCGCCCAGATCTTGCGCGAACATGACTACGAAATCCATCACGAAAACTTCATTTCTTTGGATTATCCTCACACAATGCTCATGATCAATACATTGACGGAAGATACTCGTTGGTGGAACGCGAACACGTCCGATCCGACCGTTTACAAGTACCACAACTGGCTGAAAAATCTAAGAAACTGCATGCACACGTACGAGTCCATGACGTTACTGAGTTCTGATATCGCAAGCCTCCTGCTCTCTGCACTTTACGACATTCATCCTATGACCGAATTTGTTTATTACATCTTTACAGCCTATACCCGTGCTTCAGCTGTCATCATTCCCACCTATCTTTGATGGTTACTCCTTATCAATGCTGTCCTCATTGCGCGACTGAAAGTAGTCGCGTAGCTGGTCGCGTAGGACCTCGTGTCCCGGATACAGAGTCCACACCCCCTGCCAGTCCTTGTGTACATCCACCGACGGATCCACATTGTTCTCAAGCATAATGGCCCAACGGTCCTTATACTTGCGATCACGCTTCTTCCCGTGCCAGAAATGGTAGATCGTACCCTTGACATATCCAATATTCTTGTGGAGACGCAGGGCCCGATCTTGCCATGCTAGAACTAGCCGAGCATAGTGGGGGTGAATACCGGCAGGGATAGACCGCTGAGCTTCGCCAACTAGAGCACAGGCCATATGGTGGTCGCCAGCGCCCAGAATGCCGTAGTCAAAGAGACCACCCATCGTATTGATAGCCTCACGCGTAGCAGCCCACGCGTATCCCGGATGCCAGTACATCCCCTTGCCACCCGATCCAGCATAGGAGTACCCTTCGTCCTTGCTGACCATATTTGCATGAGGCATGCCGTTCTTGTAGCAGTACGCAAAACTCTTGGTCGTCGTCATGATCTCGTGATTCGGACCGAGATCCACCGCATCCTCGAACATCTGGACCACTGGGTGATGCTGGAGTTCATGAACCGTCTCTGTCATCCAGTCGGGACGCACAAAATCAATATCGCCGTCAATCCATGCTACATACTTCCAGTCAGCCGGTAGACGGGAGATCGCGATGTTGATGAGGTTCTCCTTTAGCCAGAGCTCCGAGTCCGTACGAATCTGAATATGACGGGAATTGAATGAATCCGTGACCTCAAACTCGCGGTCTCCGAGTGCGCCCTCAACCACAAACAACTTGGCACCGTACTTCTCCATCCGCTGTTGGAACTCGCGAAACAGGCGAGGACGAGTCTTGTACCGCTCAGGATTGGTCATTACCGCCACAACATAGAAGTCATTCAAAATATCCGCCATCTGGTTTTATTGAGTATGTGATCAC